AATGGCAAACAATGTGACTGGTAACGTTGTACGTTTCCAGAAGATTGGAACTGGTAGTGCGAGTACCAAGTCCAGAAATGGTCTTGTGACTCCCATGGAACTAGCGCATACAAACGTCGAGGCGACAATGAGTGACTTCTATGCCGCAGAATATATCGACAAATTGGATGAGCTAAAAACAAATATCAATGAGAGACAAGCAGTTGCGACTTCAGCGGCGGCGGCTCTTGGTCGTAAGACTGATGAGATTTTGTACACAGCAATGGATGCTGGTGCAAATTCAACTCAGATTCATGACACAAACGGTGCTGTTGAAAAAGCAGACTTGTTGACATTGTTTGAAACCTTCGGTACTGCAAACATTCCTGAAGATGGTGGCAGATATCTTGCAATGCATCCAAAGGGTTTTGCAGATTTATTTAACATAAATGAGTTTGCATCATCTGACTTTGTGGGTGAGCAGAATCTACCATTTGCTGGTGGTATGACCATGAAACAATTTCTTGGTTTCCAAATCTTTTCAACTGCGGCTATTACAGCTGGAAAGAATATGGCATATCATACTACATCCGTAGGTCTTGGTATTAACTCTGATGTTCAAACGGAACTTAACTATGTTCCAGAGAGAGCGTCACATCTTGCAACGTCTATGATGTCTATGGGTGCTACTGTCATTGATGACAATGGTATCTATGAAGTCTTAGACAATAACACATAGGAGATATTGACATGGCTTATAGTGCTAGTGGATTATCTCGATTGGCTGGTTCATCAAACATGAACTTGTGGAGTTATGTAACTACAGATGCTATTGCGGCTGTAAACTCTGCTGGTTATTTTAATGATGCCGCGAACATGCTAGCTGTTCGAGATGTTATTATTGTTGCTGATACAAACACTCCTACGACTAACTTTGTGACTGTTTTGTCAAATACTGGGACTGTAGTAGATGTATCTGATGGTACAGCTATTGCTGAAACAGACGGCGACTAATGACTTCAACTGCGGCAGATAGCGCAATAGATATATCGAGTCGCGCTCTTATCTTGATAGGAGCTGAACCGATAACTTCGTTCACTGATGGTACAACAGAATCATTAGTTGCTTCGAGTCTCTATGAAGATATCTGCCGTAGTGCATTATCTAATACACGCTGGAGGTTTGCATCAGATCAAGCTGTATTAAATAGACTTACTGATGCACCTACTGGTCGATATGACTTAGCATATCAACTCCCTTCAGAGACACTTATTGTTCATGCAATTACTGTAAATGATTCTCTTGTTCAGTATCAGATATATGGTGATATGGTTTTTGCTGATACATCTACGCAAGATTCTGTGATTGCTGACTATACATTCAGAGCAAGGGAAGAAGACTTCCCAAGTTATTTTACTGTTGCTCTTGAGTATGCACTTGCTTCAGCGTTTGCTACATCTATTGCAAGAGATGGTAGTTTAATGCAACTGATGACACAGATGGCAGATCGTGCAATGCTCAAAGCACGAAACATTGATTCACAACAACAAACAACTAGGGTAATCCCACAAACTAGATTCAGTGCATTTAGGAGAAGCTAATGCAGAAAGCAAAAGTATCCCTCACTAATTTCCAGTTTGGAGAGATAAGTCCTAGTCTTATATCCAGAACAGATACAAAAGTTTACACTGCTTCTGCACAAAAGATAGAGAACTTTTTTTTGAGAGCAGAGGGTGGACTGATAAAACGAGCTGGTCTTTCTAAGATATATGAATTTGATACAACAATAGATGCGTCAAAGACTCAGCAACATAGACTTGTTCCTTTTATATTTTCAGATGATGAGAGATATATTGTTTCTCTGGAGCATCAAAAGATAAGAGTATTTCAGATTGATACAAACAATGCAGTAAGTTTAGCGGCAACTCTTACAGCAGATTCAAGTGGTGCTACTATACCTATTACTAATTTGAATATGCATGAAGTAACGTATGCACAATCCGGTGATGTTATGTTTATTGCACACCAGACCTTTATGGTTCGTAAGCTTGTGCGTACTGGTCTTACTTCATTTCAAATGGAGACTAAGACATTTGATACACAGTCTGCTGGTGCAAAGATTTATCAACCATATTTCCAATTTCAAGATTTAGGTGTAACGCTTGATCCTTCTGCAAGTTCTGGCAATGGTGTTACGCTTACAACGAGTGCCGCATATTGGGATACAACTGGATCACAAACAAATGGTAACTACCTAAATTCAAAACATGTTGGTATTACTATTAAGTATCATGATCAAGAAATAACTATTACATCTGTACAGTCTGCAACTCAAGCAACTGGAAACTGTTTAGCTACACTTAAGAAAAGATTGAAGGTTGATTCTTTTCGGACTGACAATGGCGTGGCTACAGTTACAGTTACATTAGTTAATCATGGATTTTCAGCTGGTGATGCGTTTGCAATTACAAATGCAAATACTGTTGGTGGTATATCTGCAAGCAATCTAAATGGCAACAGAACAGTAGCAGAAGTAATCGATGACAATACATTCACATTTACCGCTGGTGGTAATGCGAATGATTCAGTAGCTGGTGGTGGTACTCCCTTCCTTGAAACACATGCGCCAGCTACGAATTGGTCAGAGCAATCATACTCAGAGCTGAGAGGATATCCTGGAGCTGTAACATTTCATCAGAATAGATTATGGTATGGAGGTACAATATCACAGCCAGATGGTCTTTGGGCTAGTAAGTCTAATGAGTTTTTCAATTTTGATATTGGTGATGCAAGTGACAATGACTCTATTGATATCACTGCGGCAATAGGAGAAGTAAACACTATACGTCATCTTGTATCTAATAGAGACTTGCAATGCTTTACATCAACTGATGAATTTATTGTACCAGCCTTTGTTGAAAAGCCTACAACCCCTACAAATGCTACAATCAAAAGACAAACTTCTTTTGGTTCTGCTTTTGTAAAGCCTTATGTCTTTGATGGTGCAACTGTATATGTGCAAACATCTGGTGAGATTGTAAGAGAGTTTCTATTTGATGATGGACAAAATGCTTATACTGGTCAACCGATATCAAGCCTTGCTTCTCATCTGATTAAGAATCCAATACAAGCCAGCACTCTTGCTGGTGGTATTGATCGTGCTGAAAGCTATTACTTTCTTGTAGATGCTGATGGAACTCTTGGTGTGTTTAATTCAAATAGAGGTGAGCAACGATATGGCTGGACACAGTTTACAAGTCAGGGTTCATTCCATTCTATTTGCACAGTTGATACAAGAGTGTATGCTGTAGTTAAGTTTGATAAGGGAGATGGAACAAATAAATATATTCTCTGTGAGTTTAATACTAGCTTTAATACTGATATGGCTAAAACATATTCTGGTTCTAACGGAGTCTTCAACGTCAGTGCTGACTTTGCTAACGGTGCAGTCCTCGATGTGGTCAGTGGGACTCATTATCTTGGTCAGTTTACTGTTGCTGGTGGCAACATCGATGTATCGGCTGTGGACAATTCTCTTTCATCAGCAGAGATAGGATTTAAGTTTGATGTTAATCTGAAAACAAATCCAGTTGATGCAATGACAGCAGTTGGACCTTTGAGTGGTGAGCCAAGAGGTATGAATAAAGTAATTGTAGATTTGAGCAATACTTTATCAGTATCAGTAAATAATACAAATCTAATCATACGTCAGGTAACAGATGATCTTAGTCAAGCTCGAACACCAGTAACTGGGAAAAGAGAGTTTAGATTACTTGGTTATTCAAAAGACCCTCAAGTTTCTATAAGTCAATCTGCACCTTTATCATTACAAGTAAATTCAATTATAGCGGAGGTTACATTCTAATGTTTCAGTTTCTAGGTTTAATCGGTTCTGCTTTAGCGGCAAGTGCAACAATAGCTAGAGGTGAAGAAATCAAAAGGCAGAAAGAAGCAGAAGCCGCACAGCTTGAGCAAGAAAGATTCCAGCGCAAGATACAAACTATGGAAGCGCATAATGATATACTTGATCAATATGATGATGCTGTCGAAACAAATGAATCTCTCTTTGCTTTTATGAATAGAGATGATGATAATTCTTTGAGAGCATTTCGTGAATCTCAAGAAGCTTTAGCTGGTGAAGATACAAAGCGTATTGACTTCAAAGGAGTTGCTGAACGAGAGCAGTTGCGATTAAGAAAACTTAGTGCTTTGAGAGCTGGTGATGCGGCACTTAGAGCTTCACAGATAAGTGCATTGTCAACCCTTGCATCAGGCGCGGCAGATTTTTATAAGAGTAGTTAATGGTTGTAAAATATAAAAGACAAGTAAGAAGTGATCCTATTGGAGTTATTAAAGCAGATATGTCTGTTGCTAACTCTTTAGCTGAGACTGCAAATGCAATAGGCAAAATGTCTAATGAAGCTTTTAAGCTTGCGGCAGTTGAAGCAGAAAAGAAAGGATTAGAATATATTTCATCTAAATCTGATTCTGAGTTGTTCGGTATAGATGAAGAAGGTAAACCAGTAAACCTTGTCGATAAGTTAATAGCTGATCTACCAGCAAAAGGTTTTGGTATGACTAGCTCTGCTGTTATCAGAAAAGAAGCTAGACGTCGAGTAAAAGAGATTGCTCTTCAAAAGATTGAAGCTTATGGAACTGAGGTAAGAACTAAGTTTCCGTTTGGAGCAAATAAAGTTCGTGACCTTATGGGTGCATTTGTATCTGACTTAGCGGCACCATTTGGGCCGGAGTATAGTCGATTAATAACTGACATCGGTACAAAGTATTCAAGTGGTTTAGTAAATACTATTCATATAGATGCAACTAATAATGAGATAAAGAAAGCTGGCAATCTTCTTACTGCAGAAACAGCAAGAGATTTAAGTTTTTCAGCAAGCACACTTGGTAGTTCGAGTATGTTGACTGTGCGAAAAGCAATCGAAGCTATTAAGCAAGGTAATGATGAACATCACAATGAAATTGTACAGCGTATAGATAACTCTTTTAATATTGGTCAAGCTTCAACTACTGGTGCTAACTATACAGAAAAGAAAATCTCTAACATTGCTATGGCAAAGTTTGAGAATAAATTTAGAAAGCATCTCAAGACTCCTGAAGGACAAACACTTGCATACGCTGTTAATGCTGAGATATCTGGACGAGGTAGACTTGATCTAAAGAGTTTTGATGGACAGCCTCCTGAGATAAAAGAATATGCTGAACTGCTGGAGCATATTGATAATGCTGGTATGCGAGGAACATTAAGACAGAATCTACAAAGATTAATTGTTGCTGATAATAGAATAGACGCTTATGCATCAAGTCAAGCAAGTGCAGTTGTTACATCTCAAGAAAGTCTTATCGATGCTGAATCTGCTAATATAAAAATTGATTTACTTAATCTTGGTATAGCAGACAGTAAACAATATAATGCATTATCTCGAGAACTATCTAATGCAATAGGAACAAATAATATTCCTGAGTTCATTGATATAATAAGTAAAAAGAAAGATGAGATAATAAATGCTCAACGTATTCCAACAAAAGTAATAAATGGTAAAACTGTTGCTGGATCAAAAGCAATATTAACTGAAGACCAGTCAAAAAAAGCAATCGGATATCTCAATGATTTAGCGGCTGATATGATTTCTACATATTCTGCAAGTCAATTCAAATATATAAATGGAACAGCAGATACAAGAAAGATGAAAGCTCTCGCACAGATGTATCGTGATGGAGGTCGAACCTCGATGGCTACAGCAACAAGTATGGGTTTTAATGAAAGACAAATGGCAGTTGCTCAACTGACATCGAATGTGCAACTTAAGCCTGTTGGTCCAGCTAATATGGAACGAGATGTTGTTGCTGGTTTTGCTCAAGACTTCCGAAATGCAATAGCTGTTAAACTTGAGGCTGATGCTAGAAGAGCTGATAACTTACAAAAAGTAAACAAAACACAACAAGATTTAGCGAGAACAATACAGAGAATTGCTCCCACTACAACCTCTGGTGAACGTAATGAGTATAAGTTTTTCAAACCAACAGATAAAGAAATGGAAGCGGCAGATGCATACCTGGAAGGAAAGTTTCTTGGTATTGATTTGCAGAGAGCTTATTTTTCTTCTGATTTTCAAAGTGGAGAACTTCGTGAAGAAGTAGATCGAATGTTGTTTCAAAAGAATATAATTCCAAAAAGTTTGAAACAAGTTATTGATTATGTATTTGAAGGTAAAGCACAGCCATCAGAAGTAAATGGTGTTATAGATTTTTTAATAAAAGCAAGTTCTCCAGAACCAGATACATCAGGTAACTTTGATGAAGTGCATCGTCTTGACGATCTTGTTGGGAAAGAGAAAATGATTCTTATAAGAGAAGCCTATCGAGCATCACAAGTCATTGGATCAAATGACCTTTCCCAAATTCTTCGCAACTTTAGTAACTTTAAGCGAGAAGATAGAGGAGCGCAGTATAAAACAATATATAGTGCAACATTTGGTAAAGCAGATACAGAAGATCAAGAAGTAGCTAACATTGATAATACAATAGCTGGCTTTGATTCTGTTGCTAATGCTGGAGGTCGAGGATCACATTTCTGTCGTGCGATTAAAAATGCCTGGCCATCTTACATGTATCAGCAAGTCGTTGACAGACAGATGAACCCAACAACAGACGATGTAGAAAACTGGGTCGACGGATGAGTGC